TTAATCTTTCATCATTTGCTTGATTCTTATATCTTTTTTCATAGCCTCATCAAGCTTTCGGTATTGGTTTAACATGGCTGGAGCATTTTCTTTAGTGGCTTCCTTAATGACACCAAAGTAGTATTTAGCCAAGACTTTACTTTTCAGGACTCGATGTAAAAGCTCTCCGCTTTTCATAGCACCATAAGCTGCAGCTGCTCCACCTGCAACTGGAACGGCTTTTTCAGGGTGAAATATTAATCCTGCTAAAACTCCATGAGCTGAATGAGGGGCGTATTTTGATAGAACTTTACCTAAAAATTTAGAAACGCCTTTACTTTGTTCCGTTGTTCCAAAAGCTTCATTTGCCTCTCTATAGGCCTTTAAAAATTTAGGATTTTCTTTGCCATAAGATTCAATCACATTATCCAATTCTTTCGTGATTCCTGAAGCCAGCTTTCTTGCTCTTGCTTTTGAGGCCTTTTCAGGTGAAGTGTAGATGAAGTTCTGTAGTTTTTCATTTAAGCTTCTTTTAGAAGCTACAGCTTCACCAATATTGATCTTACCATCTTTTATCTTGCTAAGGACAGCTTCTGCTTCATCAGCAACAAACTTTTCAGAAGGAGCCATGGTACCTTTTGAGACCATTTGTTTAAGGTTGCTTAACCCTCTCTTTAGATTCTGCGCCATTCCTGTTGCAGCTTCGGGTAAAAGAGCATCTGCTTGAGCGTACTTCGATGCAGCGAATTTCTCAGCTCCTTCTAGCCCATTTTTGATACTTATACTTGTAACAAGCATTGGGAGTAATTCTGAAGCAAATTGAGCAGTTGGAGATAATCCTAACTGTTTAGCTGCTTGTCCAGATATGGCAGCTACTGCCGCTGGTATTTTCTTAACACCTAATCCTAAGAATTCACCTGTTCTTTCGGCTGTTTTTCCTGCAATGGTTTGAGCCTCTCCTGGTCCTCCTAACTGCGCGATAGTCTCTTTAACATCTGTTGATGATGGAAAGCGTGAGAATCTAGGAATAGACGGCTCTTGCTCACTCAAAATATCTAGTTCACCTATTGAAGGGACATATCCAGGTTGCTGCATCTTGGTGAGAATATCATGTTCCATTGATCTTTGAACGGTTTCTCCAGGAAGGGTTTCTTTAGGTTGTGCTCTTAAAAGATCTAAGACATCACCCAAAAAACCCCCCTTAGAAGAAACAAATCCTTTTGCCCCTTGAGGAAGAACCTCACCTAAGGCTGAAGGTTCATTTTTCTTAACATTAACTTCTTTTTTTGGACGTCGATATTGAGATAAATCGGATAAGTCGGTTTTATTTTCTTGTGGTATTTCTTGAGGAGTTTTTCTTTTATAAACTGAAAAATCTACTGAATTCATTTTACTTAAGCCTCAATCCTTTCGACTTAGCTGATTCTGTGAGATTTTGTGGTATATCATAAACCTCACCATTTTCATCCACCATCTCAACTATTTGATTTTGATCTATCTGTGAAAACTGTGATTCAAGATCTGCTACATCATCTTTGATAATATTCTCGGTAATCTCTTCAGCACGCTCTTGCGAGATATTATCCAATCCATAATTCTGATAAACACCTTTCAATGTACCATAGTATAAGCGATTTATATCATTGATAAGCTTCATCTGTTTGATGATTTGGCCTCTTCCGTCCTTAGTATTCAAAAGAGAAGGAAGACGACTCATGAATCTTTCCAGATCAAAATTTGTGACTCTTGAACCGAATGTATCTTTTGCCTTAGTTGTAAAATCATTGACAGTTTTAACAAATCTTTGTACTTTTGGTGGCACTATTTCTGTCAACTGAGCTAAGGCGTAAGGCTCACCTGTTGAAGGATTTATTAATGTTCTTTCTAGTCCTTCGGGAAGATCTGGATTTAATTCCTCTAGAACATTGAGAAGTCTTTGCTCAGACTTATATCCTGCTAATTTATCAGTGGAATCCTTGAAAATATCCTTATTTTCATGACGGAATTCTTTCCTAAGATTAAACTCCTCTTTTCTGTTAAGCCCTTGAAATTCATTGATGTCTGGATATTCCTTTTCTTCTTTAGGAGCTTCAGGAGTTAGGGGTTGATTCTTATAGGGAGCTAAAACTTTCTCTAGATCAATATTCCTTTGCTTAGCATCTATAGCATTCTTAATCAATTCGGTTCTGCCACCCATAGGCGCTGCTTTATATATTTTTGCGAAAGTAGGGCCGAAAGTCATTTCAATATCTTTCAAACTTTCAATATCTTCAAAACCTTGTTGCTGTTGTTTTTGTTTTTCTATATTTCCTTTAAGATCGTATTCTTGCTCTTGTAGTCCACGATTGTATTGATATTTTTGTTCTTCTAATAATTTTTGAAGTCTGCTTTCCTCTTGCATTTTGCGCATATTGGCAAATTCTTGCTCTCTATTCTGATAGCCACTCATTATGGCATTTACGAAAGGGGAAGTGAGTTGTTCTGCATACTCAGCTCCAAAGTCTCTAGGTTGATAGTGATGCATTTTTACCCTCCATATCCATAAGCGCCAGCCCTTTGATTATAACCCCCAGGAGTTCCACCACCAGCCCCCATGCCCGCCATACCTGCGCCTATTGCCATACCAGCAGGCCCACCAAAAGCTGTTAGAGCCGCTATGGCAGCGGGAGCGAGAAATCCTTTCGTTCCTTCTCTCCTGTTATATGAATAGGGATTCAGTCCGGCTAAGTTTTGTTTCTGTGTCTCAGGCGCTTGTGCATATGATAAAGCTTGTTGCAATGCGTTCATCTTCATTTCTTCTCTCATAGATCCTAAATCTCTTTGTAACCCGCTACCTGCTTGTGCAAGTGCATTCTGAAAAGAAGATGAATTTAAAGCCCCCGCTCCTGTTCCTTGGCCTGCAAAACGCGATGCTAATCCTGGAACTATTTGTTGATTGAACTGTGCCATATAAGGAGCTGCGAACTGATCAAAAGCCCCTGATTCGCCAGATAGCAGTTGCTGAAGGTAATCCGTACCCTGTTGATAAAGGGGATTGGTTCCTATACCCGCTTGGCCACTAAAAACCTGTTGAAGCCATTCGATAGCTTTAGGATCCATATTAGGAGTCTTTTCAATCCCTGGGCTTCTTCCAAATAAAAATCTTCCAACTTGCATAAATTTAACCTTGTTTTAAATATTCTATTGTCAGGTTTGCGGCCTGCAATGTGTATGTTGCCCCCAATGTAATGAATATATTGGTAAAGTCAACACTAATTTCAATAATATTTGCAGCAGTTGCAGAGGGGTTCGGAAGATTCACCGATAAGCCGTTAGTACCTGTCGTCAGCCCAATCCCGAACCAGTTTGTAAACCGTATAACCCCAGATATATTGTGTGCGAATTTAAAGGAGCTTCCTGCTGCAAGAGATACCCCGCTATTAAGGGCTACAAGATCAAACACCTTGCGATATCCATATCTGAGCTTTCTAGGATTTGGAGCTACCTGCGTGCTATACCATTGTTGACCAGAAAGAATTTCTTCAAGCTCATAATTGCCATTGGCTTTCGTATTCACAATCTGAGAGGTAAGTCTCTCTCTTTTAGCGATGAGCTCTCTCCATTTCTCCTCTTCACTATCGAGGGGTAGATCAAACTCTATGGGTAGGAAGGCCGAACGACTATTGACAGGGCCGAAAGTATTCATCCTCTAATCCTTCCTGCTTTGGATGTCCAGATGACAATGCCTTGTATTTCGAAAGGCGATGAGCCTATAACTGGATCTGCTAATTGCTCTACTGGATCTAGAGTAAATACAAATTGATGCATGCGAGCTGTCACATTGAGATAAATGCGGGTATAGAAAGCATCCCCTATAGCTAATTGACCCGAAGAGACAAGCCCTCCTGAAACATAAACTAAACCAAGAGTGTCCGGCGTTACTGTAAAGTTAAGAGAATCTACGACTGTAATCACCCACTCTTCATCATTCAAAACGTTTCCAACGCTTCCTATAATATTCGATATATAGACTTTCTGTCCTGTTTGCAGTTGGTGAGGAATGTTGGTGGTTATCTGAGTTGTAACTCCCACGGTAATTCCGGAGATATTGATAGCCTTACGTTTATATGTAGGCACAGTTCTTGTAACAGCAGGTGTACCAGGCGTTGCAAGATCTCCTGGCGGATAGTCATCAATGAAATGTTGAAAGGTGATCTCTCCTGCGACTGTCGATGTTACGTAAATATCTACATAGCCTATACGACATGCAGCGCCTTCATTGATGTAAGGATTGAAACGACTGGTGGCTATCTGAAAGTTAAAATTGGTGGTATTATCAGTTCCCTGTCCGTCGTATAGCTCAAACATTTGATAGACATTTCCATTTACATCCCCGCCTACGATATAGGGGAAATCGATATTCTGGCCAATAGTTCCTGCCCAAGTGCCTTGCATTGAAGACCATTCGTTATCTGGAGTAAGAGTAAGTGTTTGCCAAGTAAGCTCGCTTGTTGTTCGATAAGTTCCGAATGTTCTTATGGCAACGGAAGGTGTAAAGGTAGTCCATGTTCTGCTTCTATAGTTATAGCCATAAATGAGATCGGGTGAGCTGCTTTGATCAAAGTCACTTTGATATGTCCAATAAGCAAATTCTCTATAGAAGTCCCTTATTCCCTGTACTCTAGAGAGATTTGTGAGAGTCGTATTACCCGCTTGGAAGTTGAAAGAATCATCGGGGATATTCATATCAATTCTAGCAACATCGTTCGTGTCAGCGCCAATCCAACCGAATCTAGAGAATGTAAGAGCCGATTCATCAAAAGCTACAGCACTATAAGTGGATTCTGAGCCAAGTTGGGTATTTAGTCTTTCCCAAATGAAAGGTAAAATCTCATTGCCTGTGTAGGTTAAACGCCAGGTAGATCTCTGAAAGAAGACGATAAGAGTATCTTTGATGATAGCAGCACTAACGATGCGCTCTGAAGTGTCAGCATCAGAGAAACCCCCCTTACCTGGAATATCATCGCGCCATCCGAATATATCGATTTGGAAAGGTGCTGGTGGTGATGTTTGACCTGGGCCTTGGACAGTTCCTCCCGATGTATAAGATGATCCTGTAGTTACGGCTGAGACTGTTATACTTGTGCTAGGAGTGATAGCCGTCACATTGAATTGATTTTGATTGAGAATATTGCCTACAGTTCCGACTATTCCTGTAAATCCAGCTGGCTGATTGACGGCAAATCCTGATGTATCCGAAATGCTTATCGTGGTTGTAGAGCCTACAGATATCGCTGTTATGGTTACTGCTGTCGTACTGGATGAATATGGGGTACCCACCTGAGACCATCTTGCGCGATTCTGATAGTTTGAAGTTCCTTCAATTGTGTTAAGAGCTACAAGTCGACCTTTATAAGGCAAAACGATCAAAGCTGCATTAAGTTGTGTGGTTCCATTAATTGTGGGTCGGTGAATAGACCAACCCCCCGACACTCCCGATGATCCATTAGTGCCATTCCAAAAAAGGATATGATCGGCTGCTAGATTATTGGTGATCCACATAGAAGATGCGTGATTAGATCCCCAAAAATAGTCATCTGTCCCATTACTAAAAGAAAATGGAGCTCCTGATGAACCTAATGGATTGGCGTAAAAGGTGATATCTACAAAGGCGCCAGTATTAGAATTAAAAAAATAGGCTTTCGTTTCACTAAAAGCTATAAGATTATCCGAGAAAGAAGCAGGGTTTACATATGTCTTAAGTCCTTGAATTTGTGCCATGGAAGGAATTTGCGCAAGTAAGATATAGCCTTCTCTTTTTTTGACAAGACCTCTCCATACATAAGCGTTATTCAAGACAGGAAAAGCATCTTCACCGATAAGAAATGGCTTAAAGTATTTGGATAAACCCGACTTCTCAAAAGGTGTAATGAGATGAGGTTGAAACATTAACCGCCTATTGCCACCCAAAAGATATCTACTGCCGGTGGAGCTGGTGCTCCTCCTACCACAAAACCAAATGAAGTCTTACTGACATTATTAAAGGCAACATACAATGTTGAGGTACTCCCTGATCCACTAACTGAGCCAAAAACACCAAAACATTGATTTGGAAAAGCCTTATTAGATGTAGCAAATGTCACGGTTCCTGTGCTTCCATTTACCGTCCCCCATTGCATTAAAAGAGGCCCTGGAATCCAGATAGTGCCATTGGTTCCCACAAAAGCATTCCCAACAGCAGTATTACTTTGAGTAAGTTGTATGATATTATTACTTGTACCAGATATATAAAATAATTCTTGATTGGTTCCGCCAGAAGGTGTTTTGGTGAATAGTTGTCCTGTGCCACTAACATTTCCTGGAAAAGAAGATTGATTGACATACCTTATGACTTTATGATATCCATCAGCCGTATTTGGATTCGTCAACGTCATGTTGTGGTCAACGTTCAAGGAAGCATTCAAATATTGCATATTAGCATTCAATAAAGGCTGACTCTGAGCTAATGTCTCTGTGGGTTTCGGCTCATTTGGGGTATAGACATATGTCATGGTATTCTCCTTGAAACCTGAAATCCGGATGTCAAGTCCGTATTCATGGGATTAGATCTTTCATCATTGAAAGCTTGCCTTTTAGGTGCTTTCGGTAATTCTTTAGATTTGTTTTTTCTACGTGTGCTATCGAAGTAGCTTATTTGTGATTTTTTCATAAGTCACTCATTATCAGTACAGAGGGTACACTGGCCACGTGTTCCCTGCGCTTTGATTCTCAGCATAAGCGGTTGGAATGCGTTGCGACCCTAATTGTTTAATTGTTTTTCTTTGTGCTAAGAGACACTGCTCACGGAAATATCTATCATAGATAGCTATCTGCTCATGGTCACCATCTTCTTTGAGAATCTTAAGAGCTGCACCATAGGCAATCAGCTGCCACCATTCATTAAATTGCGGTAGATCTGTGTTAAGGGATGCTGAATTGCCCGAGAAGCCCTGTATTTGGACCGTGGTGGCCGTTGGTGCTGAGGTGTTGGTAGTAGCAGGGTCGACATATAATGATGGTCTGAGCGTCGTATTTGTGGCTGCTGACAAAGCTGTCGTTGGAAGAATCTCTGCCAAACACTTGACTTGATAGGTATCATTGGGGATTGGTCTAAGGTAGAGATTCTGATTGAAAAACATGATATCGCGAGGTCTTGAGGCAACATAAGGGTGGTAATGAGCATTACCATTAGCCCCGGAAGGAGGAGCGGTGAGAAATGTCAAAGATACAGCACCTGTAAGATAATCGATTGTTCCAGTACTTCCAAATGATCCTGTCAATGTTCCTGGGTTTTTGAAGATTTGTTGGATAGGAATATCTAAGGGAACTTCATAATCTTGATCAGTGAATGTTTCTAAAGCGGGAGACGGGTTGCCATCTTTATTTGGCTGAAGACCTATGACCACCGTTCCTTGCTGGATAGGGAATTGAGTTAGGGTGAATGTAAAGGTAGTTTGTGAGCCATTCGGCGTAAACATGTTCTGATCGATAAAGTTAAATTCGGGCCACACGCGATAGAAAATATTCGGGTCTTGGTACCAGGCGAACTGGTAATTGTCAATGTAGATCGGGTCATAGATCTGAATGACATTCTGAGGAACCGCATAGGTTCCACAATTGGGAATCGTATTGAAGATATAGAAATCACGCAGCCGGAGCGTTCTAAAGTGCTCCGGCATATCGTAGAGATAGAAGTCATTGATATAGTCATCAATGCCAGGTGGATTACTAAAACTGACCTCTCCTGCTGCCACATTGGTTGTATCCGGCAACTGACTTAGGTCATATTTACCAGTGATTTTCCTAATGACATATCTTAACCTATTCAGATCCCAGGTTGTGCTCATAGCTGACTTTCTATCATAAATTTGTACCTAAAAATCTTCTTGGAAGTTTTTAAGGGTTGTCCTTTCTCATCTGTGATGTAAGAATGGGGTTCGTAGTAGATATTCTCATTGATGTGCCGTGCTACTGATAAGGGAATCGTGTAATGTTCACCATCGTTGAAGACCTGCGAGAAGTCCTGAGCGCCCTTATAGGCTCCCTTAACACACACATAACCTGTCTGTCCAGGGCACTCAATGTTGATAAATGTTCCATAAACCTTTTTGTCGGATTCCGGTGTCATGGCGAAGATAGAATCTTTATTCACGGCCACTTTGCTTTGTGGTTTCTTTACAATCGGCGCTCTCATTACTGCTGTCATGTTTCCTCCTAAAATGGAACTGGTGTTGTACTAATGTTATGCGTCGCATCATCTACACTTGATACGCATATCCCATTAGTAATTTGATATTGAATCTTTGTCAAGGGAGAAGCGCTCGAACCTATCGGTAATATCTCAGCTGTGAATTGTGTGTTGGAGGCGCTCACGAAGGGACTAAAATTAGTTGAGTTGATATTTACGGCGTTCGGCACTTGAGTGTATTGCAAGCTGAAGGTTGTGGCCGAAAGAACGGTAATCTGTGCCATCACTTGATTGAGTTGTGTCATACCAAATTGAATTGGTACGTGTATCCTCACAACCTGTCCTGTGGTCATATTGTGGTTCGTAGTCGTTGTTACAACAGCAGGATTTGCTTGTGTGATATTGGCAATAAGTACTCTATCTGGACTAAACATATTCTCCTTTAAAAGCGAGAAGTGGGCCATTGGAGGCTGACCCACTCCTCTAGAGGACGATTCCCCTATACGTCGAACCTAGTGGCTTCCCAATAGATTACATCGCTTGCAGCTACGATGAACGTACCTGTAGTCTGTAAAATGTTGGTGCCGATTGAGAATCCTTGGAATGCGGTGTTTTCAGTCGCATCATCCAAAGAATCCGCATAGTACAGTGAAGTACTATTCAGAACAGGTCCTGAACCAATCGGTATCAACTGTGGTGGGCTAAACGGAACCAATGTCACCGCCGGCCACGCAAAGGCAGTAAATGCCGATGAGTTTATATTCACAGTGACGGTTGTTGCCGTATTCGCTGTGATCACACCCTGCAAGTTATTAGCCTGTGTCATCCCGAAAGCAGATGGAACACGGATTCTAACTTGCTGCCCGTTGGTCAAGCCGTGGTTAGTGGCTGTAGTGATAACCATTGGGTTAGCAGCTGTGATACCGGTAATGGTGGTCGATTGTGGATAATACAAAGGTCCAACCGACACAGGAGCTACCTTGAAAGCAGTTTCCTGAGTAAAGTTGGCGGTGTTTGTATTAATCGGAATCGTAAAGGTGTTAGCACCTGTTACGGTTACCGTAAAGACCAATCCACCCAACTGCTTCATAGTAGCGTTGTTTGTAAAGATCACTTGCTGGCCGGTCTGTAGACCATGACCAGTAGCAGTACAAACAGCAGGGTTCGCCTTAGTGATAGTAGTACCTGTAACCTGCGTTCCTAAGAGCACAGATTGGTGACCATCATAAAGACTAATGCCGTTAGTAGTTACCAAGTTGTTAAACAGAGTAGTTGAGCTAGCAGCATAAGTTACGTTGGTGTTCGCTGGAACTAAAGAGTTCCAGGAAGCTGTCTGTAAATAGGCTGAAGATCCTGTTCCAAATTGGGTAGTATCAATCAAAGTCACTGAGCTTGGTAAAAAGCCGCAGTTAACATTGACAGATTCTGGGAAAGAAGTACCTAAAGTAATAGTTCCACTTATCTTGTAGCTTTCTGCATATGGCATACATCCTCCTTATGAGTGTGTGGCGCGAAGATTGAATATCCACGCGTCATTGAGGATTCTAGGAACCTGAGCGAACTTATATGCACCCAATTGCATCCTACGTAATGGGTCTGTAGGACCACCAGGAGGTGTATAAATAAAGCTTGCAGTAGCAGTAGTAAGCTCAACCATCGCATAAGCTTCTTGACCGGTCACAAAGATGTTATAAATTGTGTTGCCGTTCAAAGAGGCGTTAACGCTAGTTGAACCTTTAGAACTATACAGGAAGCGGATGTTAGAGACAGATCCCCATTCCGCATTCAGTACGTTCATGTTATTCGGGTACTGCGCTTGTGACACGAAACCTGTTACGGCTTCGAGGTCATCAATCACGGAAGTACTCATCATACCCCAGAACGCTTCGCGAATTGGAGCGGTACCAAACTTGAGTGTACCCTCAATATTGTCTGAGATCATGATCGCATCATTACCCAAGAGCGTTAGAACCGTAGTATCAATATCGGCTCTGGATAGCTCTGTGGGCATATCGCCGTTTACGCCACCTGTGCAGTTAATCACAGATGCTGTAGAGGCGAGCATATTGCGAATCAGCTCGTCTTCTGTCTCTCTCATCGATTGTGCGAGGAGGGAAACTGTTTGATTTAGTACCATTCTGTTACTTACTAACCACTTTTGTGG